ATCTTTAGTTTCGTTGCCAGCTACATTTACCACTTTGTCAGCTAGAACAGTAAATGCAACAAGTGCTAATCAAACAATTACAATATCTCCAACAGGAACAGGCGCCGTGGTAATGTCATCCGGTGCAACAGGATCAATTAATAGGATGACAATAGGTGCCAACTCTGCAAAATCAGCAGCATTTACAGCACTATCATCTAATAGTACAACAAATTTAGTTTCAACTAATCAAAATTTTACAATATCAACTACTGACGGCGCAAGATTTAGTGCTTCTTCAGGTACCAGCGGATTTATGAACAATATAACTGTAGGTAATGTAACTCCCAGAAGTGGCGCATTTACTACTTTAAATATTACTAATCCTGGAACAACTCCTACTAGTGTTATAACAGTAGGCAACTTAACAAAATTATTACTTGGAGTAATAGCAGCATGAACGGATATACATACATCGCTTCGCCTAGTCAATCGCAAATTAGTTTAAATGCTACTAATAACACATTAAATGTTGTTGGTGCTAACGGTATTACAATTTCAACAAATGCATTAACTAACACATTAACCATTGGCTCGCAAAGCAACTTCTCAACACCTAATCTTGTAGTTACTAACTCAGTTCTTATCAATCCAGCGATTGCAGGAACATTAGATAATGTAACTATTGGTGCATCAACACCAAAACCAGGTTACTTTACCACACTTACGGCAACTTCTACAATTTCTTTTAGCCCAGCCAATGCTAGTGTTACAATGTCTCCAACAGGGTCAGGGTCTGTAACGATTAATCCGGCAACAACAGGATCTATTAATAATATTGCAATTGGTGCATCAACACCGGCATCTGGTGCATTTACTAGTTTGTCAGCAACCGGTGGTGCCGTAACACTTGCGGCCGGCGCAAATAATATTAGCTTGTCAACTACAGGTAGCGGAGTAATAACTATAACAAGCGCAACTGCTGGAACTATGAACAATATAGCGATTGGCGGAACTACTCCTGCAGCAGGAACATTTACTTCAATAACAATGTCCTCGGCACCAGCGAGCAATTCAAGTGCAGTAACTGTTCAATATGCTACAAAAATTGCGGTTGCTTTTGCAGTTGCTCTAGCTTAAGGCACTTTATTCCTATGACTGTTATTTCAAAATTATTTAGATCAGATTCTGGATTTACTAGCCCGTATTTTTTAGTTGATGTTGCTGGAAATTTAATCACGCAAACATTAACAGTAGCAGGTAATAGAATTGAATTAGTATCTGGCGCAAAGATAACTACTACCGGTCAAACTTTATTATCACAAACTACATTAGGTTCAAGTGTTGTTAATATACTTGGAACGCTGAATGGATTGACTATTGCTGGTCCTGTAATAAACACAGGAACAACAAATTTAGGATTAATTAGCAATGTTACAATCGCCGGAGGATCTGCTGGTCAAGTATTAACTACCGACGGTAATGGTGTTTTAAGTTGGGCAACAGTTAGCGGCAGCGGCGGCACCACAATTAATGGTTCAACTACATTATCAGGATTGACTGATGTTAATATTTCAAGTCCTTCAGACGGCCAAGTATTAAAATATAGTACATCTCAAGGAAAATGGATACCTTCTGCAGACTTAGTTGGCAATGCGGTATCAGGAATTCAGCTAACAGCTCTTAGTGTGTCTACAGCAACCGCAAGCGGAAGCGGTGGTTTATCTTATAATAACTTATCTGGTGTTTTTACATTTACTCCACCTGTTATTCCACTATTCACTGGCGGAACTGTAAGCGGGTCAACTACATTTAGTTCTTCAGTAACTTTTAATTCAAGTGCAATTTTTAGTTCTGCTATTACATTCAGTGCCGGAGCAACTTTTAGCGGTGCTTTATCATTTGGTAATGCAGTAACATTTAATAGTCAAACCACGTTTACCGGATCCACTAATTTAGGTCCTGTTGGAAATTTATCAATAACTGGAGGAACAGCTGGGCAAGTATTAACTACTAACGGTTCAGGATCTTTAAGTTGGGTAACGCAAACTGTAACGGTTGTTGCTGCTAGTAGAACATCTGTATCAGTTACAACTAGTAGTATTGCGGCAGGATCTAGTGCCAACTATACCATAACTGGATATAAAGGTTATATGTTGTATAGTATTCAAACTTCATATGGTGCATGGGTTACTGTTTATTCTAGTACCGCAGCAAGAACTTCAGATGCATCCAGAGCTATTACTACTGATCCAACCCCTGGTTCAGGAGTCATTGCAGAAATGATTTCAACAACAGGAACTACACAATATTTTAGTCCGGCAATTGTGGGATATAGTAGTGAAGCAACACCTACAACTAGTATTCCTCTTAAAATTTATAATAACGGAGCATCTGCTTCAGTTATAACTGTAACACTTACTATATTACAAACAGAATCTTAAAATATTGGCTGATCAACATTAGGTAAGCAATTAATATGGAAGCACAATCAGCACATTTATTTGAAGTAGATTTGATTGATCCTGCAACAGGGCAAGCACCATCTGCATTACCAGTTGCTGGCCGACTTACTCCTCCTCAAATTGCAATAGCATACAATATTCCTAGTTCTTCTGGGTTTGGTGTAAAGATTGGAATTCTCAGCTTTGGCGGTGGATTTTTACAATCTGATCTTAACAAATCATGGGCAGACTTACAATCAGCTGGTCTGCTATCTTCAGCATACACAGTACCAACAGTTGCACAAGTATTACTAGATGGTCAGACTGGTGTTTTTTCAAGAGGAAATACATTCCACGATGGTGCAAGCGGAGAAAATACTGTAGATATTTTTTGTGCGGCCACTATGGCTCCACAAGCTAGCATTACTATCTACATAGGTAGTACATACCAAAGTATGCTAACACAAGCAATTGCTGATGGTATGCACATTATTACAATCAGTTGGGCTACTAATGAATACACATCAGACGAACAATATTTTACTAATGCAACTAATGCTGGAATAACAGTACTTGCAGCGTCAGGTGACTGGGGTTCAGTGGTAGGGACAACTGGTAGCACTATTGGATTGTGCTATCCCGCATCTAGCCCTAATGTTATATCTGTCGGTGGTACTAAACTTACTCTAAATGGTAGTAATGGACGTTTAACAGAAACCGATGATAATAGAGACAGTGCGTTTGGTAGTACATGGGGCGGAGGTGGAGGCGTAAGTACAGTATTTTCATTACCTAGTTGGCAATCTGGTTTATTCTATACTCCTATTACTAGCGGAGTAACAGGTAGTCCTACAGCATTGTCTAATCGAGGTGCTCCTGATTTTTCAGCTCCTATGAACGCTTACGCTTTATATTATAACGGATCAATTTCTGGCTATGGTGGTACTAGTTTATCAAGCCCAACTATGGCAGGTATGCTTGCTAGATTTCAACAACTCACCGGAGTTCGACGAACTAGTGCTGACTGGAATACTATAGCATATGGTAATACCAGTGCTTTTTATGATATAACTGTAGGAACAAATAATACCGTAATTAATAGTGGATACGCAGGAACTGTTGGCTGGGATGCTGTAACCGGCTTAGGACCACCTAACGGAACTAGCATTTATAAATCAATACATACTGGTTCTACATTTCCTAAACAAAATTACGGATTTCGCCCAGTAACAGGACAAACTTACCCAAGAAAAACCACTGGTGTCCGTTAACTAAGTCGTATACACAAGCGTCATAAATACACTATAGATAATATACTGGGCAGTCTTGTGCTAACTTCACATATCATTACACATACAGTGACGTTAATATAAGCATAAATATAGAACCACGGAGAATGAAATGGCAAAGAGTCAACTTAGACAGTACGTTTTTAATGCAACACTAGGGCAAATTGAAGTACCTGGTAAGATAGATTTACAACAATTATTGGTTATTACCGATACTACTAAAAACGTTATACTTTATAATTTTGCAGATCCTTCCTACTTAGGAACTTCTGTATCATTTATCCGTGCAAACGACACAAATTTTATAACAGCATTAGACAATACTGACGGTAATACTATTATTCAGTTGAACGCAGCTACAATATCTAGCATTTCATCTAGTGGTATTACTAGTAGTGATACAATACAAATTTTTTATGAAAGCCCATTTCAGTATGTAAGAAGTCCAGAAATTGGTACAGATGCTTTTGAACGTCAACGTGTTGCATCTCCGCAAAGTTTACTTGACGCTGACTTTGAATACGGAATGCAACCAACTAAGTGGTTGACTATTAGCCAACAACGTGGCATTCCTAGCATTTATGAAGTACCTGGAACTGATATAACTGTTACTAACGCAACTACAGATGCAAGTACACAGTCTGGTGGTAGTGCAACAGCAGAAAGTATTATTACAATTACCACAGCCGCCAACCACAACTATAGTGCTGGCCAAGCAATTACTATCAAAGGATTTAATAGTGCTATTACAGGTTTTGACCGCGCAGAAGGATCGTTTTTTGTATATACTATTTTAAGTGCAACTCAGTTTACTTTTATTGCCAAAGGTAAAGTAGGTTTTAGCAACGGAGACAGTATCTATACACCATTTATTCAATTACGTGCTGCTGGTTTTTATTCAGGCTCTAACATTAATGCTGTTCTTAACTGTACAGTTACATCAACTAACGGTACTGGAAACGTAGTAACAGTAACTAGCACAACTGGCATGACAGTTGGATCTCCGTTTACTGTTAATCAGGTTATTACCAATGCTGTTTCTACTAACAATTCTACTAATTATATCACAGTAGGTTCTACAATAGGTATGTATCCTAACATGCCCTTATTGTTCTCAGGAACTAGTTTTGGTGGATTAACATCGGGTACTATCTACTACATTCAAGCACAAACCTCTACTACTGGTATTATTGATACAAAAACAATTACAGTTGTAACAACTTCAAATGGTTCAACTAATCCAGTATTAACTACAATCACCGGCGGTAATATGAACATTACTGGCGGAGCAAGTTTTGGAGGATTGGTTGCAGGAACTCAGTACTATATTGCCAGCATACCAAGTTCAACTACACTGACATTAAGTAATAATATTAATTATACTGCTACAGTTACAGCAACAAATGCTATCAACAATTCAGTAACATTTACTACAACTAATAACATGGTTATAGGAGAAGCTATTTCTCTTACAGGTAGCACTTTTGGTAACTTGCAAGTGGCCACATACTATGTTTATCAAATTATTGATAGTAGAAATGCTATTTTAAGTACATCAGCAACTCTTAGCCCAATGATTCAGACGACCGCAACAGGGTCTATGACAGCATCTATAGGAACTACTGTAACGCTAACTGCTGGTGTGACTAACGGTTATTTGTTTGGAGTTGCTATTAGTAATCCAACATATACCGTAAGTACTCCAATTACAAGTTCTAGTTTTACAGCTTCCATAAGTGGTACGACTATGACAGTTACTCAAGTGCAAAGTGGTACACTAGCACCAGGACAAGGTATTGCATTAAGTTCTAATAATACAGTTCCAAGTTTAACGGCAATTTTAAGTCAGCTCACGGGTACTACTGGTGCTGCTGGAACTTATCAACTTAATACTTCCAGCAGCATTGGATCTTCGGCAACCTTTATCAGTACAAATGGATTTAGTACAATCACTGTTAATACTGGAAATGCGCCGCACGGATTACTTCCAGGAAGTACATTATTAACTTATGTAACTTCAGATAACGGAACAAATAATCATTTACTACTAACAGGACCATACTTTGTAGAAAGTGTAAGTACAAATTCAATAGCTGGACAAGTTATTGCCAATCAATTAACATATACTGCACGTAGCCCGGGATTTATACAAACAGGAACAGCTATTACAGCGTTATTGTATGCAAGAGCTGACAGTTTTTATACTCACAGACCGTTTGACGGAGGAGTAAGTTTAGGAACAAGTTTACCAAGTCACGGTGCTCAAGCAATACGTATGAGCAAAAAATATATTCGTTATCAATCTGGTAAATCTATTAACTTTAACACTGGTTTGTTAATGGCTCCAAACTACGATGTGAGATCTGTAGTAGCATCCAGTGCAAACGTTGGAGCAACAATTACTATTACAACAGATGATGTTGATCACGGCGCTCAAGTTGGTGCTACCATTACACTAACTGGAGTTATAACATCAGGCTATAATGGATCATATACAGTTAGTAATATTGTTGACGAACGTACACTTACAGTTATTGCAACACAAGCATTAGGTGCTGCTGGTTCTGCAACAATTACAGATCCTTGTTTTTTAAGTATTAGTAACTGGTATGGTGCAAGTGTACGTAGCGGAACTTACGATGAACAAAACGGCGTATTTTTTCAATATGACGGCAATATTATATCCGTTGTTAAACGCAGTTCAACATTCCAGATAGCTGGTGCAATCAACGTAGTTGTTGGATCTGGCCAAATCATTGGTGTTAACTCACGTTTCAGTACACAGTTATCTGCTGGTGATCGTATAGTTATACGTGGTATGACTCACATTGTAACTCAAATTGTTAATGATACATTAATGTATGTTAATCCACAATATCGTGGATACGCATCAATCAGTGGTATCAAAGCATCTAAGACTATTGACTATGTAGTTCCGCAAAGTAAGTGGAATGTGGATCGTTGCGATGGATCAAACGGTCCATTTAATCCAAGTGGTTATCAAATAATTCCTATTAAGATGCAGATGGTTGCAGTACAATGGACATGGTACGGCGCTGGATTTATTGACTGGATGCTACGCGGTCCTGAAGGTAAGTATATTACTGTACATCGTTTACGCAACAACAACGTAAACAACGAAGCATGGATGAGATCTGGTAACTTACCAGTACGTTATGAAGTTGTAAATGAAAGTGCTCGTAGTACAATAGTTGGATCAAGCACAGTTGGAGTATCTGATCCTGTTATTAGTGTATTAGATACTACATTCTTCCCAAATCCTGCAAACGGATATCCCGTAACATTGTATGTTGACAACGAGTTTTTGACATATACATCAAAAATAAATGCATATGTAACAGCTTCAGCAGCAACTAACGGAAGTTATTCAAACACAGTTACCGTTAGCAATACAACAAACATGGCGGTTGGGCAACAGATAGTGTTTACAAATATCAGTAATGGATCTCCATTAGGAAATATTCTATCTGGAACAACATATTGGATATATCAAATTCTTCAATCTGGAGCAAACGGTCTAATTCAATTGTCTACACAAAGCAATCTTGCAACTGTGATGACACAAGTAGCTGCTACAGTTAATGCTGGTAGCATGACTACAACTGCATTTACTGGACTAAGTAGAGGTACAACAATTCAGCCGTGGGCAACTGGTGGATATAGAACATTCCAAGCTGGTGCAGCTGCAACACATACAGTGGGAACTGGTATAATGTTAGTCAACGGTTCAGCTAGTCCTATTGTAAGTCACTGGGGTGCTGCGTTTATTGAAGACGGCGGGTTTGATTCGGATCGTTCATACATTTTTAACTACCAAGTTACCAACGTTCTTGTTAGTTCTAAAAAGACAACAGCTTTTGCTGTGCGACTAGCACCTAGTGTATCAAACGCATTAACAGGCGATCTAGGCGGACGTGAGCTTATTAATCGCGCAAGTTTCTTGCTTAATGCTCTTGAATCAAGTTCGGGCGCAGGTGGTACAAACGCTGCGCTAGTTATTGAAGGTATTATTAATCCTAGTAATATGCCAGCATTAACCAATATTACATTTAACAGTTTGAGTAGTCTAGCTAACCCAACTGGACAGCCTAGTTTTAGTCAAGTTGCTCCAGGTTCAAGTATGGTATTTGCTAACAGCAATACTACAATTTTATCAGTACCTGTTGCTATTCAAGCTGGTGCGACTTTAATACCATTAACTGCAAATGCAAGTAGCGCAGGAGCACAAGTTGGTGACGACATCTTCTTTACTAACAATACCGGTAGCTTATACGGATTAACAAAAATTGCCAGTTTTAACAACAGTACAGCAACATTTACTGGAGCAATAACAGCTGGAAGCGGTGTAACATTTACAGCTTCTATTGTCGGTGGCATAATGACAGTTACTACTGCACCGGGTTCAGGAACAATTGTTCCAGGTATGATTTTATCAGGCACAGGTATTAACGCTGGTAGTTATATTGTTTCTAACATATCAGGTACAGGAACAAGTGTTAACTCAACTTGGCAAGTTAGTAGTGCGCAAACAATTCAATCAGTTGCAGCAACTGGTACATTGTACACATTAACTGTTAATGCAGTGGCAAGCGGAATTATCACTTCAGGTATGATATTAAGCGGTGGTAATGCTGGTGTAAACCAATACATTACTATTCAGCTAACATCAACATTTACAGGTAATGCATTAGGTAACATAGGTACATATGCTGTTAACATAGCAACAACATTTGCTAGCCAAAGCACAACTGGTACACTTACCGGAATAGTAGCAAATCAGCTAACATATGCTGCTATTCAAAATGGTACGGTTCAACTTACTCGCGGAACATACGCATTACCAGGTGAAACTGTATTTTCGTACATTAACTCACCAGCTAACAAAGACTCGTTGGATTTAACATCATTCAAAGAATTGACTAACACTCCAATCGGCGGACGTGGTTGTTATCCAAACGGTTGTGATATCTTGTTTGTTAATGCTTACATTACACAAGGATCACCAATTAACCAGAACTTAGTTCTACGTTGGGGTGAAGCTCAAGCGTAAGAGGTTACAAAGACAAAAAAGCCGCATAAAGCGGCTTTTTTTATATTAGATCAACAAGATCAAATACGGTTTGTAATTTAGTTCGAATAGTTTTACTTGAAAAACTATTACGTAATCCTTGATGTAGTGGTTTAGGCGCACGATCTATTGTTGCCCACGCCCATCCTTGGTGCTCGTCACTTAATACAGGAACAAATTCATCTTTGATCACACACAAGTATGTGTGAAAATTAAACACTCGATCGTTAGATACAAATGTTTCTAAAGGAATAGTTTTTAGTATAGTAGGAATTGTTCCTATTTCTTCAGCTACTTCTCGTTGTAACCCTTGCCATGGTGTTTCGCCAGTAATATTAGTGCCACCAACTAGGCCCCATGTGCCTTCATGTTTACCTGATGCTTTTTGTAATAACAAAAATCTTCGAGTAGATTTGGCATAAAATAATGCACCACTACAAACAATAGCTTCTTTTACAATACGATTTTCCATAGTTCTGGAGTATATTCACCTTCAAAGCTCTTTAACCAGGAAACACCGTTCCACTTGTACTGAACTCCAGTATATATATTCGTTTGCCAGATCATTGTATGCGGATACTGACTAGATGCAAATATAACATTCCACTCAGTACCATTCCATTCTATAATATCATTAGCCTTGGCTAATAATAATCCCCATGCTTCTGTCTCAGTAGCAGGAACAGCTGGAGCACCTGTAATTGGGTTTGCTGGAGCACCGGCAAATCCTACATCTTCAATAATGAGATATCTTGTTCCTATAGTAGGATCGCCAGATTTTCTAGGATTAAATGTCAATGGATTTATGATAGCATCAATAGTTCCAGGGCTATTAGGCCTATTACTAACGGCTAAATTATACCCAGGTTGATTTTCTAAAATACCATTACTGTCTAGACCAGTATTTGATACAAGCGTATCGGGGTTCCATTCTACAGTTAATATGCCTTCATCAAGACTGTTAACAACAAATGTGCCTACAACATAAGTGCCGTCGGGTTGCGTAAGATAAATTGCACTTGCTCCCGGTACATATTTTCCATTTGTAGAAGATAAGAATGGTAACCAGCTAAGTCGTGTGCCTTGACGCTTAGGAACCGCATCGAGTGTTGGTTCTCGGGGAACCAAACTTTCTGCTGGATTTAATAATATTACATCGTTTGCATAAACTTCTATATTGTTATTTGTTATAGTACCAGCTAGGGTAGTTATTCCAGCATCAAATACAGATGTTGGGCCTATTGGATCAAAAGCAATGCCGTCTATGTAGTTATCATTAGATTGTGAAGTATTATTCCAAATACTAGCTACAATTTTTGTAGTAATACCTAAGCGTTTAACTTTAACTGGCGGGCTGATCCACACCGGTGTATCTAAAGTTATAGTAGCAACTTCAATAGGCGTATCGTTACCCACCGGTACACTTCGACTTGACCAATTTATATCGTTTAAGTTTAGTACGCTTAAACTTGTCCAGTCTATGTAATTATCGGTAGTTTGTATTTCTAAACTAGGATTAAATAAAACTAAAATTTGCTCCATTATTTGTAATTTTTGTTCAGTACTACTTGACCATATATCACAACTCATGGTTAATTTAAATGGAGTTGGCATCAACCTTTCAATAGTATAATTGCGCCCCTGTTGTTGATTATAAATCATCTGTCCGTACGTAGGACTTCCAACAGTCTCATCTAGTTGCATGTCTCTTTCACGAATATGCATTTTTCCAACAAATGTTGAGTCGGATAAACGCTCTCTATCTAAGGCAAATGATTTAACATAGATAGCAATTCTTGGCACACTATTAACTTTGTTTCCTAAACTATTTTGACTAATAATATTAGCAACTTGTCTATCAGGATCACCGTACATGACCGGTATACGGCGAAGACTTCCGTCACCGTATTGAACAACAAAGTTACTAAACACACGAATAGTCTGTGTAATATAGCGTCTTATCTGACCATCATAAAAGAATTCCAATTTAATTATCCTTAAAAATCTGCACTAGGTCGGAGAACTTTGCTAAGACTTTGTCGTTGTCGTTCTCTGTGGTTATACATAGTTATAGTCCATTGCCCGTCATATGGTATTGTTTGCTGGACATTATCAATTACTGGTAAATTAATTCTATATTTAAGACTAGTTATACCTAATTTGTTTGTGTATTGATACGATGTTAAGAGTCCTTGAGTATCTGCAATTGAGTAATCGTACTCGGTTACACCTTGCATTGGCATACCTATCTTTAGTACAATATACATTGCAGTAACCGTAACTGGAATCTGTGTGTCTATAGTAGTTTGTCCAGTTGTTAGAGTAGCAAAATCAGTAGTAACAACATCGTTATATGTCCATACGTCATTATTAATAAATCCAGTTTTTAATGTACTACGAGTGTTAGTTTGAGTCATTGTCATTCTAACAGCATCTTCTACAGCAACCCACGAATTCAAATCGCTATCAAATCTAAACAATCTATTAGGTAAAAAATCAACTCTTAAAAAGAAATCGTCGGGTCCCGGACTAGTAGGAAAATTAATTCCAAAACCAAATGTATACCCGTTAACAGGATAACCGTCACCTACTAGGTATCCTTGATAACCTGTTTTTTGTCCAACTCCGTATGTACCCGAAGCAAGTTGGCTGGCAATACTTGCATCAATTGTATCTTGGTCTGCTGTTTGTATAACTGGAGTTCCGTTGGTAGGATCTATACCCAGTGTATAAAATTGTCTAGTTTCGTAACCGCTTAATGGAGCATCCGCTTCGGCTTGTCTAATAACAGCGTCGTTGATTGCCAACTCAGCATTGTACGTGCTCATCAGATCACGTAATGTCTGATTAGTAGGATCACCGTTGGCATCTTTGGCAGGCTGGTCAAAAATCTGTTGAAATTGTTGACTATCTGTAATGCGTTTTAGTTTTAATCTATATAAGTGCGCATACCAAGTAACACTAAATCCCTCGCTGGCACGACCTACATCTTCTACAACATAATATCGCGGCATACCAATATCAAACTCATTTAACGCAAAATCATCACGTAAATGAGGTAACTCTATTACATCTCCGCTGATAGGCTTACGACCAAGATAATGTATAAAATCATTAATATGCACAGTCATGTACAATGTATCATTATCAATAAACAAACCAAATTGACTTAAATTAAAATCAATATTTTGTACATTATATAAACCTCTTATTTTATAAATTGTTTTATCGTAGGTCCTGTCTCGGTTTTCTAACAGCAACAAATCTTGAATATTTGAAGGATTTGTATTAGCATAGTTAGGCTTATCAGCCGTAGCCATGCTAGGATCGTTGTTTGAACCTAGATATTTGTGCCAATAAACATCCGTGCCCCCTACTTGGAACATTTCAGACACTTGTCGGTCAATAAATTTGTAATCAGGACCCCGTTCGGGTTTGTATAATGAAAGTCTTGGCATGATAGTATTTATGGTAAGATAAATATCATAGGAGATCAAAATATGGATGATTTAGCATCAAGTACCCAATCGAACAGTACTATAGAAAGAAATAATGTATTTCAATACATTAAAACAATGCTGGGCGACGGCATGATCGAAGTAGAGCTAGATCCTATCCATTTAGAAACTGGATTAGATAGAGCACTTACCCGATACAGACAACGTAGCCCAAATGCTGTAGAAGAAAGTTACAGTTTTTTGGAACTTATACAGGATCAAAATGAATATAGATTACCTGATGAAATCATCACAGTGCGTCAAGTATTTCGTAGAGCTATTGGCTCAAGAAGTGGAATTGGTGCGGGTGGTACGCTATTTGAGCCGTTTAACCTAGCTTACACTAACACTTATCTGATGTCAGGAAGTATGATGGGCGGGTTAGCAACATACGATGCCTTTGCTGGTTATCAAAAACTAGTAGGACGCATGTTTGGTAGTTACATAGAATTTAACTGGAAACCAACCAGTCATATACTAGATATTTTACAACGTCCGTTTGCACAGGGCGAGCAAATACTTGTACAAAGCTACAACTATAGACCAGACTGGGTGCTGTTGCAAGATATATACGCAAAACAATGGTTGAAAGACTATGCTCTGGCAACTTGTAAAATGATGCTAGGAGAAGCTCGCGGAAAGTTTGCATCAATAGCTGGTCCAGGAAGTTCAATCCAGATGAATGGAAACGATTTGAAATCCAGTGCCAAAGAAGATTTTGAGCGCCTTGACAAAGAATTATTAGATTTTACTGCTGGCGGAACTGGGTATTATTTCATAACTGGCTAATAAATTTCTTGACCTTGTAGTCTATTTGTTATATAATAGACTATGAGACAAATAATTGATAATTTTTTACCTAAATCCGAGTTTGACACATTTAGTCAAATATTACATGGAGAATTTTTTCCGTGGTATTCGAGCACTGTAATCGATCCGCCTTACAATCTTGAAACTAGCAACTTAAACAATTATCAATTATGCCATGCTTTTTATGTATCTCCACGGCAACATACAGAATCTTTTGAATTGATACAGCCATTTTTTAAATTATTAAATGCCCGTTATTTGCTTAAAATTAAAGCAAATTTAAATCCAAGAACTGATAACGTTCAAATTCATGGGTATCATACAGATATACCTTATGAGGATGTAACAAATATATCCAAAACCGCTGTATTTTATATTAATGATAACGATGGGTATACTATTTTTGAAAACGATAAGCAAATTGTAACTAGTGTAGCTAACAGGATGTTGATATTTCCGGCTAACGAACGACATAGCGGAACAAGCTGTACAGATCGACCATGTAGGCTAGTATTAAATTTTAATTATATTTAGAGGTTTTTATGATTATAGGTGTGTGCGGTTTTATTGGCTCTGGCAAAGACACTATTGCGGATTATCTTACTAATTTTCACGGTTACCGACGTGAAAGTTTTGCCAACAGCTTAAAAGATGCGGTAGCTTACGTTTTTGGTTGGGACCGCACTATGTTAGAAGGCCGGACAAAACAAGCCCGCGAATGGCGTGAGCAAGTAGATCCGTGGTGGGCAGAGCGATTGAATATGCCTAATCTAACACCGCGTTGGGTCTTACAATATTGGGGTACGGAAGTATGTCGCAAAGCATTTCACGACGATATATGGATTGCAAGTCTAGAAAATAAACTCCGTAATAGTACTGATGACATTGTTATCAGTGATTGCCGTTTTCCTAACGAAATTAAATCAATTAAAGATGCCGGAGGCATTGTAGTACGGGTTGTTCGAGGCCCTGAGCCTGATTGGTACGATGACGCAATCGATATGAACGCAGGCGATAGAAATATGAGTTACGCTATCAGTAGCGAACGTATTAAACGTTTAAAAATTCACGCCAGCGAAACTGCATGGGTTGGAACAGAATTTGATGCGGTACTAGATAACAATTCTACCATTGATGCTTTATATGAGCAAGTATTAACTATTATAAATCAGCAACTAAGTCCCCTTGGCGCCACTTAACACCTTCTTTATGCAACACTTTAGCACAGTTAGAACATACAGTTTTTAAATTTGCTGGTCTACAATTGTTTAAATCACCGTCAACATGAAACACACTAAACACCTCAGTGTGGTGTGATTTAAACCCGCACTTTTCACATTGCGATTTTTGTTTATAGCCAGCCCGTTGCCATCGGGCAACTTTTACACCCCGTAAACACGGGCCGCACTGGCTTCTATAAAAAGCCACACCTTCTTTATAATAATTGATAGCAACCGGCCCTCGGCCGCACGAACATAATGGTCTCATATTTTATTTAAGCCTTTTTGTAACCTTTTCGTATGCTATAAGTCATATAAAAACTCAAAATACTATAAATACATACAAGAACATGTACTCATGGAGATAAAAATATGGCACAATTAAGTTCACCCGGTGTAAGCGTATCAGTAGTAGACGAATCGTTTTACACTCCAGCGGCCCCAGGAACTGTACCTTTAATCATTGTTGCTAGCCAACAAGATAAAGAAAATTCAGCTGGTACTGGAATCGCTCCAGGCACGTTGGCAACAAATGCTGGCAAAGTATACTTGCTAACAAGTCAAGCAGATTTAGGAAGCACTTTTGGTATTCCTTATTTCCAAACTGACGCAGAAAATAATCCTGTACACGCAGGCGAGATCAATGAATACGGACTACAAGCTGCTTATAGCTTCTTGGGAGTAAGTAATCAGGCATACGTAGTACGTGCTGATGTAGATACTAAACAACTAATTGGTACAGCAACAGCTCCAAAAGGTTTACCAGTAGATGGTACATGGTGGTTGGATACAAGTGCTACAAACCTTGGAGTATTTCAGTGGAATTCAACTCCAGCTGGCGCAGGTGATGGCCAAACATTCCAGCATCAAAAAGTTACAGTTATAACAGACATTGCACTAGTTAATACTAGTACATATGCACCGCTTCCTACAGTAGGCACAGCAGGTGACTATGCAATGGTTAGTGTTACTACTTTAAACATTTTATGGCACAAAAAATATACAACTAATACTCCAGGCGGAACTTGGGTGAAAGTTGGAGATCCGAACTGGTCATTAGCTTGGCCAACAGCAACAGCTAGCAATGCTAACGTAACATTAATTCCTGGTTCAGAAGCTAGTCCATTATCGTTTACTGGTTATGTAGATGATACACCAGGTACTGGTGGTTATACTGGGTTGTCTGGTACTACATTGCATATTTCTTCTGGTAACTATGGAAGTATGTATAGCATGAGCACATTACACATTGCCGATTGGGTTATTTCAGGAACAGGTACCGCTCTTGATGGACACACTATTACTGGAGCAAATGGCGCCTTAGGTTTAATTATTAGCGGACCAGATCTTGCATTAAATGGTTTATCCGGAACGTTAACACCCCCAGGCGATACACTAGTTATCAATGGTGTTTCAATTGGCGGTGTAACTACTATTGACCAGTTAGTAACAGCAATTAATCTTGCTGAAGATCCTGATATTAGAGCTGCTAACATCAATGGCAAATTAAATTTATATTCTGATGGTACTGGCAATGGTTACGACGGTGCACCAATGGGTAGCTTGACACTAAGCGGTACAACAGCTACTAAACTTGGTTTTAACACAGTTAATAACGTTTACCTATCACCTGCACTAACAATCAGCGCACATACTTCAGTACCTGAATATGGCACATATAACAATGCAGGAACAGCTAATGGTAATCCTACAGGAAGTGTTTGGATTAAAACAACTCCAGTAAACTTAGGAGCAGAGTGGACACTCAAACGCTATAATGCTGCTTCAAACAGCTGGATCAAACAACCAATTAAAATGTTCCCTGATACATACACAGCACTAGCCGCATTAGATCCAAAAGGTGGCGG